GAACTGTAATTTTTGATAGTGTTGAAATTGCCATTTAGTCTGCTCCTGTTATATATATTTATCAGTTTATAGTCCTGATATTTCTCCAGTATTTTTAAGTCTTAGTGGTATGTAAATAAACTCTACTGCTTTCACAGGTTCAATAGCAATGTCTAAGTATAGCTCATTCTTATCAATTCTGCTTGGAGTATTGTTTGATTCGTCACAAACTACTAGGTAATCATACAATCCACGCTGTCCAACTAATTCAAGTAGCAAACTTTCTGCTGCTTGTTTAATCTCATCACGTGTAATTTTATCATTTGGCTCAAAGATATATGGCTTAGCAAGTGTGTTTAGCTGACTACGTAAGTAGATAACCAAACGTGCTACATTGATTCTATCTAATGCACTTGCACCTCTTGAACGTGTTTTTTGTCCAAAGTTAACAAGCCCTGCACCTGTAATAAACGTAATTGGATTAACAGCACTTGAGTACAATGTATCTCTTTGTCCTTCATTAAGTGCTACTGCAACAAATTCGCCTTCTGCATTTACATAGCCTGTTGATGTTGCGTTAGAAATTCCACCGCGTCTTGTACCTGCTGGTGCAAACCATGGATAGCTAACTTGATCGCTTAGTGCAATAGTTCTTAGCATCATATGCGAAGCTGGAACTATAACATTGTTACCAAAGTTATCACTTGTAAATCCTGCAGGATAAAATACACCTAGGTATTCATCTCTGCTTACTAATCCATTGTCGTTATCTTCAACTGCTGTGTTAACATTTGTTGCCCAATCATTAAGTGATGTTGCATCTGGTGTTAAACGGAACGGTGAGTCACCTAAAATAAATGCTGTTAAGCCTCTATCATTGTTTAAGCTAATCATTTCACCAATTAGTTCTGGATAACCTGGTGTTGCCATTAAGTTAAACAATCTTGATTCATCATCTCTAATATCATCATTGCTGTTAACCACTGCCTGTAACGCTTGTACTACAACTTTACGTTGTGCTTTACGTCCAAAGCTACCTGAGCCGTCATTTTGATTTCCGGATTCTGTAACCCATCTATGTGGATAATAGTTTTCCATAGATTCATCTGACTGACGCTTGTTTTCACTTGTTATGTCAATGTAGTTACGCTCAAAACGTTTTACATTAAATCCACTACGTCTTAGATTCCATAACAGCATACCTTTTGGATATAATGCTGGATCTGGTGCATCTGGATCTAAATAGTTACTTGCTAACATTTGTGGAATAGTTCCACTTGGTGCAACTGTTGTTGTTCCAGGTCCTGTTCCGTAACGTGCATCTGAAAATAGTACACCGTTTTCAGTAGTTTGATCACTACTGTCTAATGGTGCACCCCATTTAGCAGATGTTGTTCCTGAAATATCTACATTGTAACGATATATTGTCGGATAGTTTTCTAGATCTGCTGTACTAATCCAAAGATCGCCTGTTACCAATGCACTTCCATCACTTTGTTGTGTCGGCATACTAGCTGAAACAATTGGTCCTTCTGGATCTGCTGTTGGAAATGCTGTAGCATCTCCATATCCTACCCAAGTTGTACCGTTGTGATAAAGCATATCTACTTCGTCTACAATTGAATTATACCATAGCTGTCCTTGTGATGCTAATGATGTAACTGCATCTGCACTTGCTGTATATGTTAATACACGCCAGTTACTTGCTTGGAATTGTTTTGGACTTGTAGCTTGTGTTGTACCGTCTACAAATGTTAAGTTTGCTGTAGTAGATGCATCTGTGCTTACGAATGGTTTGAATCCCATTGCATTTAACAAACCAGTTGTGTCAACAAATTTAATTTCACCGCCTTGTGCATGACTAATTACTACTCTGTTTGATGCGTCAACTGTTGCACTTACATTAGCAACTCCTGCTGATGTGATAGCTGATGCTATTACTTCTGCATCACCGCTTGCACTACCAGTTGTAGTAACATTAACTGTGACTGGTGTACTAAATGCAGCACTGCCTTTGTTTGTACTTGACATTGTAAAGTTATGTGTACCTGCGTCTGGCACTGTACCTGTAATAATTGCACTACTAATTTTTGTTGCGCCACTTGCTTGTCTACGGAAAATTGTAAAATTGCCCATTGGTAAAGCATCATTTGCTACATTAGTTTTAGCATACAAGTCACCAATTGCTAGGTTTGCTCCACCTGCTGTTGAATCTAACCCGTATATTGCCGATGCTGCATCTGGATACATTGCTGTTGAAATTTCGTCCCATAATAATGTAGTTGCATTCCAAAGTTTGACACTTAGTTTTGCACCGCCATTTGGAACTGTTGTTTTAAACCAAATACTACCAGATGGTCTTGAAGTTCCAGTATCAGTTATTTTCCAAGTCGGAACACTTGTATGTGCTGAAATTTGTAATGCTGGAGGAAGGAATGAGCCTGCTGTAATACCAAGCTCTGAAAGTCTAGTTGCATCACCACCAATTACAACAGGTCCTCCTGTACTTGAATCATCAGCGCCTGAACTTGTTCCGTCACTGTATATTTCTAAAAATCCGTCAACTGCTTCAGCACTAATTCCCGGAATCAATGCGTTAGTAATAGCCTGTGCTACATCATCTACTGTATTTGCACCTACTGATATTGTAGTACCGTTTACTGTAATATCTGCTGTTCCTGCAAAACTTGGATTTGCATTAGCACCTTTTACTGTAGGCCAACTTTTGATCCAATCGCTACTTCCAACAGCAACCCATGAACCACTTGCATTTTTATACCATAATTTATTAATTGTTGTAACAGCTACAATTAGATAATCGCCGATAGCTCCAATTGATGCTAATGGAGTATAATCACCACCATCGTAATCAACAACTTGATTTTGTTTGAATATTACAGTAGGTGTTTTTGTTGTAAAAGTTTGTCCGCCTGTAGTATTAACAGCATTACTATTCCATTGCTGTATACCGTATCTTGAACCATCTGTATCAAACCAATATGTTCCTGCTAAGGGATTTGCACTTGGTGCATCCGCTGTAGCTTCTAACTCTCCTAAATCAATATCAGCACGTACAACGAATGCTCTGTTGCTTACACCTAATAGTGAGTAAGCAGCTTGTAAGCCGTATTCGTTTAGTTCGCCTGCATGAATTGGATTGTTGTTATTATCTGTTTTAAATATCGGATCTCCAAATGTGTCCGCTAAATCTCTTTGTGAAGTAAGCAAATAAGGTTTCCCTGCATTTGCTTTTAGTGTGCCCTGTGCTGTTCCTGTTCCTGCTGCATTTGTTTTATTTGATGCACTAGCAACAAAAATCATAGGCACTGTACCTGGTTCAGCTGGTGTGTAAAAACTTTCGTCGATTACGCTAACCTGTACTCCTGGTGATGTTAAAGCCATATTATTTCTCCTGTTGGAATCTTTTGCTATATGTATTTAGCAGATATGAAAAAAAAGGTACGTATATATCCCCATAAAAAGGTACCGAAAAGGTGAGGTAAATACAATATGAGACCTTTATGCCAATGTAAACAAAGACCTGCGGCCGTTAATTATAAAAAAGGCAACAAAACCTACTATAGGAAACTTTGCGAGCGTTGCCTACGTAATGGAGTAAACCACGGTATACCTAAATGGAAACAACGTGGATACGAAAAAAAGAACTCATGTGAAAAATGTAATTACACATCAAAGTACCAAGAACAGTTTAATGTGTTTCATATTGACGGCGATTTAAATAATTGTAGACCTAGTAATCTTAAAACTATATGTGCAAACTGTCAGCGTATTATGCAGAAACAGGGCGCAAAATGGAAGCAAGGTGACCTTGTACCTGATTTTTAAGATCGTCTAATGTTCCGTTATTGCTTACCTGTGCATTAAAATCTACGTTTGCCCAACGCCACTCACTTTCGTGTACATCTTTAGGCTCAACTCCGATATCTTGATACATACGGAACCAAACAGGATCAGGTCCTCTCATTACACGCCATACTTCGCCGTGTATGCTTTTAATCATATTTGCTTCATTAGGAAATCTTACATCAGGTATTACAAAATTAGTGTTCGGAGATTGGGTAATCTGCTTTTTAACAAGACTAACCCAAATGCCGTCATCAAATCCGTGACGCATACAATCTGTACCAAATTCTTGTAATACTAGTCTTGGAGTAATAGTGCGGCCAGTTTCGGAGCTCCAAAATGAATCTTTTTTCTCTCGCCATTCTCTACTTTTGTCAGTTTCACCTTCGAGCATTTCTCGATCCCAACCAAAAACTGTTGCTACACCGTCTTTAAGTTTATCTGCAAAAGATAGTTTTGTAAATCCGTGTTCATCAACTAGGATATCAGCAGCTGTTCCTTTACCACTACCAATTAATCCACAAATACCAATAATCATAATAATTTCCTAAGTTAAGTTTTATTATATGATATTTTAGATTGTTTGTCAAGAACTTTTTTATATGCTTCGTCAAATCCGACCATGCCGTATTCTGCTCTTTCGTTGTTATTCCAAAGTCTTTTAAAATAACCATCAGCACTATCCATTACTGTTTTGTGATTAGCAAAATGTCCCTTGACCAACCAATATAATTTATATGCTTCTTTTTGGGTCATACTGTATTTACAATGAACCAAAATCGTTAGCGTTAACTTTGAAGGTTTTATCCTATTAGGAAACTATATCCTGCACCGCCTGGTATTTGCTGAGCAACTTCTTGTTCTAGCTTTTCCATTTCTTGCTGTGCTTCAGACTTTAAACTTTGACCATTTAAACTTGTGCCACCTTGTGGACCTGCAATAGTAGCAAACTTTTCTCTTGCTTCACCTAGCATATATTTACAACTAGCAAGTGTATAATCTTTAATCCATTGTTGTGCTAGGTAATCGTTTAATATCTGTTCGTCTGGACGATAATTGTAACAATATAACAGTAATGTTTCTTCTGCTCTAGGACGTTGTAGTAGAGTTAGTTTTTTTGTTGTTGAGTTCCATTTAAATTCAATGAACGATCCAAACATTCTACCTACTAGTTCTTGGTATTGACTGAACATATCATATGTTGCTAATCCGCCCATGTTTGAACTAGATAACAAATATGCATTTGTATATGCTAAGTTGAACGGTTCAAATATACTTCCGCCATCTCCGCCGCCTGATCTTGCTCCAACACTTCTACGGAACAACTTGCGAACTTCCATAATTTCATTAGGTAATATATATTCGTTTTGATCTATAATTGTAGGCATAAAGAAATATGACTCTTCAACTGAATTATCACTACGTTGTCTAAAACGTGTAAGTGCTTTCTTTAATGCTGTTTCATAATGAATAGGATCAAGTTCGACATCAACCATGCCTCCACCTAGCATTGCGTGTACGTAATCAAATATTTCTTGCTTTTGTATTGCCATATGTAAAGTCTCCATTAGTATTTATCGTATTGACTTACTAACGATAAATATGTATATGCCAAGATTAAGTTTATACAAGCCACAACGCGGTAATGATTATGCATTTATAGACAAACAAGTCTATGAAATGTTCACTGTAGGTGGTACAGATATCAATATACACAAGTTCCTAGGTGCTGAAAATCCTAGCGAAGCAGACGCTACAGCTGATCAGCCACGATATGATGCTGTAAAAGAAACAAATATACAAGACATGTTGTTCTTAGAAAATAGAGATCGCAAGTATGATCCAGACATTTATACAATGCGTGGGATTTATAATGTACAAGACATAGACTTTAACCTTAGTCAATTTGGATTATTTTTAAGTAACGATACATTGTTCTTAACAATACACATTAACAGTAGCGTAAAAACTCTTGGTAGAAAAATTATAGCAGGTGATGTTATTGAATTGCCTCATTTAAAAGATGAATATGCATTAAATGATCTATCATTTGCATTAAAAAGATTTTATGTTGTAGAAGATGTAAACAGAGCTGCAGAAGGATTTTCACAAACATGGTATCCGCATTTGTATAGATTAAAATTAAAACAAATAGTGGACTCACAAGAATTTAAAGAAATATTAGACTTACCTGCAGAAGAAGGTGCAGATGGTGCAGATACTTTACGCAGTCTTTTATCTACATATGACAAAGAGATGCAAATCAACAATGCTGTAGTTGCACAAGCTGAAGCTGATGCACCAAAAGCAGGATATGATACTAGTCATTATTTTAGTTTACAATTAGATGAAAATGGTAACACAGAACTAGTAGACACAGACGGTGATGATATTCCTGATACTATGCGTTCAGCTGTAAAGTCAGGATATAACGGATACTTGCTAGGAGATGGTATACCAACTAATGGTGAATCTTTTGGACATGGTATAAGTTTTCCGTCTAACACTACAGTAGGTGATTTTTTCTTACGTACGGATTTTTCTCCTAATAGACTTTTTAGATATGACGGCAATCGTTGGGTTAAACAAGAAGATAATGTACGCATGACACTGACTGGTACAAACAATAGAACAAACCAAAAAGGTACATTTATAAACAATAGTACAACTAATACTATTGGCGGTGAAAACGTAGTAGAGCGACAGAGCTTATCAAAAGCACTTAGACCTAAGGCAGATGAATAATGAAATATAAAGATATTAAAATAGTTGAACTTAAATCCAAATCTGAATACGGAGATCCGCCAGATGATCTTTGCCGGGCAGCTGTTAAAGCATTTACCACAGGTGATAAGGTTGATAAGAAGTTAGCTACAAGAAGTGTAAAAACTTTTCTTCAAATACACCCTGAATGGACAAAATATTTACAAAATTGTTTAAAAGGAATTGAAGGTGTAGCACCAGGTACCACATCAGGACCAGGTGGCGGAGACGGTTCCGGATCAGGGGTAACAGGAGACGGTCCAGCGGCCGGACCAGATGGAGACGGTCCAGGATCTGGAATACCAGGATATACTGCACCAGGTCAAGGTAACAATCCAGGAACCGGATCAGGCAACAAACCAGG